AAGCCGACGAAGTATCTTTCTACAAGGCCGATATTTAAGGAAGAATATCCCGACTTGATAGAGGCGATGAAGGAAGATGGTCTTACCGGAATGATAACTCCTCATGGGGTCATGTGGTATCATGGCGACTATCAAGTTAGTAGTAGAGTGGTTTGTCGTGTTTGGAATCTCACAGAATCACAGATGAAAAAAATCAAGCAATATATCTATGGGCACGACCCATTCGTAGGTGAAGAAGATGGTAAAGCATAAGTTCGCAAGACGGGCACTAAGAAAGTGGGCGAAGGAAAAGGGAGAGAAGTTCACTACTAATGAGGCGATGCTATTCCTTAATGGTAAAAGTAAGAAGTGTTACTCGCTATCTCAAAAACAACTAAACAATGTGTTGGGTAAAACACGCAAAGTTAAAATGAGTAATGGAGAAGTCTTTGGTTATAGAGGAGAGTTAGTGGGCCGACTAATGGTATGGGAGTATGTTGAGTATGTCTGATAATGAAGAATGGTGTATGGAACACATGGGCGTTATGGCCTTTTGGAGAACAGGAATCAGTATCGTAAATCTATTCCTTACCCTTGTTATTGTGCTAAAAGTATTCGGGGTTATATGATGATAATTTTTACGCCGGATGAGTCGCCCTTTAGAAGCGAGAACGAAGTGTTCATGTATGGTTCAATTGATACTATCCCTAACCTACCGGACACCACTTACTTCTTACATTCAGATAAGTTCGGGTCAAAAGATGTCCTCGCTTGGTCGCCTTTTGTTCAAAATCGTTTGGTAATCGTCACACAGAAAGCCCCTTCGCTGAACAAGGAAGCGCACAAATTATGCGTTGTTGATGATAAACTCAAGGGTAAAAATACTGATGAAAACTTCCTTCTTGTTAAGGCAATAGTAAATTGGGCAGACCGAAAAAGAGTTCAAGCAGTTTTCAAGAGTCCTCCTATGGCCTTGTTACTTTGGTTCTTGAGAGGTAATGTCGAGGATATAGATGTGTGGAGAAGGATAGCGAAAGTTCAATATACACTTCCCGAAGATTACATGGAGGCCGCAATCATCTACGGAATCAAACCATCAAGGAAACGAGTAGTGTGGCCTAAGAAGAAGGGTAAAAGTAAAGAGCGACCACCGATGTTCAGAAGCACCGATAAACATTGGGAGTTGCTGATAGAAAACTCTATAAGCGTAGCGAACACAGTCAGGGCTGACGGAGAGATACCAAAGGGTATGCTCCGTCGCAAGGCGGCAATAAAAACATGGCTGTAGAAGAATCACCACTCGCCGCCCTGTTCTACTCTATTATCGTGTTAATCCTAATTTTAATGTATGGTAGATTTATTGATATTATCATATATTACATTGAGGGTAAAAGTAATAATACAGAAAAAGTTGGGCAACAAAAATCAACGCTTGCGACGCATGATGAGTCGTTTATAAGCGGTATGGTGTGGTCTGATGTCGGGCGAGGAGAATAGAACAGTTTATATCACCTTCACGCCAACATTGATATATGAGTGCTAACAATCGCCGTGTTCGTAGATTTATCATTGAGATACTTTGGGAGTATGGGCCTCTAACTAAGGAAGGGGTAGCCGAAAAACTATCCATCTTGAAGAATGTTCGTGCTGTTCCATCACCCCACAGCCTTTCCGCCTTGCTCTCTAAGAACCCACAGGTTATAGCGGTGGGTAGTGAGAAGGTAGAGAATGCAGTAGGCGTGAAAGCCTCGCATCTCCTCTACGATATAGACCGAGATGTGATTAAGTGTCTTGATGATATAGTTTATACCCGTAGTCCGACGGTAATGACTCCAAAGCAAAGGCTAAAGGCAGAACAATGCCCCTGTGGGCGAATCCGTATTTTCCCGCCGGAATCAAAGGTATGCTTACCATGCCTTAGAAAACCTCAATAAGACACTAAGGAGATTAACAAATGGGCGCAACTATGAGGGAAGATATTTCCGGCCTAATATCAGCCATGATGCAAACTCATAGTGGTGTAGATTTAACCCGTATGCTTACCCAAAACAACATATTCGATGCTGCTATTCTCCGCGCATTCCTTCTCGACCTTGTAGGGGATGATGACGATTTCAAAGAGTTCCTTGAGGACACACAAATAGATAACTCCTTCATTCGTGGATTTATGGCGGGTATTATTCAATCAATTCTAATCGAGAAAGGACATGGGGAAGTCTTAGGTAGGCCAAGTCACGGAGAACTCTTGGCTCTCTATGATTCTGCTTCCGCTCACCTCATAGAGTCTTCCCTATAGTTTATATGTGTGTTTGATAACCTCACATCATGCTTTGGGCAAACAAGCACAGACCGACCTCCTTCGATGACCTCGTAGGCGGGGCTAAGTCACTCGACCATCTTGCTACGAATATGCAGCACCTCTTGCTACACAGCAAGGGCGCAGGAACGGGCAAGACTACGCTTGCTCATGTCTTGGCTAACACCCTTGACTACCCACTCCATGTATTCAATGCTTCCTCCAAGAAAACGCGAGGCATAGCGTTTGTAGAGGAGGAGTTGATACCTCTTACACGCGCAGGAAACTACAAGCAGATAATCCTGCTCGATGAAGCCGACCAACTAACACCCGAAGCGCAGTCGGCATTGAAGGGAGTCATTGAAAACGCACAGGGCTTCTTCATCCTCACCTGTAATGATATCAGGAAGGTTAGCAAGTGGATTCAATCTCGCTGCCTAACCATAGAGTTCAGACCAATAGGTAGAAAATCAATGATGGAGCGACTACAACATATATGTGGAGCAGAAGGTGTGAAAATCACCGAGAGTCAGTTGAATCTTATATGTGACGCGCATGAGGGCGACCTAAGAAACGCCATCAATACACTTCAAGCCTATGATGGACTATACGACCCTAATTCTAACGCGGCCCGAAGGTTCATACTCAGTCTTGCTGAACATGACTTTGATGCTTATACCTTCCTCAAGGTGTGTATGGTGGAGAAGGACTTACTTTACGCTAACATTATGTTGTCCGACGCTTATGATGCTCGGTCTGCGGTGCGCTCCGTGTTTGAGGAAGGCGTAGCAGGAACTAAAGCACCACTTTCAGATAACAAGAAACTCCAAGTCGTTGATGCTGCAATCACAGCCGAGCGCGATATCCTAAACGGTGTTGATGAAGATATTGTTTGGGCTAACTTCGTGAGAATGCTGATGGTATAGTTTATATGTGTAATGCAACGACGGAGAAATTAGAAAGGTGAATAAACCATGAGTGACGAAATGCTGAACAATATAGCCAAGACATTGAATGTCGCGCCGGAAGCGGTGCGAGAGAGGGCAGATACTGTCCTCGCAGAACAAGGCCCCGCATGGAAGAATGCGGGTCGCTCCGATGAGGACTGCTTTATTCTCGCGTTGAGAGTAGCAGGAAGAAACATTACGAGTGAGAATGCCCGAATGCGCCGAGCAGGTGCTGATACATACGAGGGTATGTTCCTGTCTGTTCCACGCCCGAAGGAGTGGGGTAAGATACTCTACAACAAGATGAAGAATCAAATGCTAAATGCGTCTGCCGAAGTTCGTCAGACCCTTGTTGATAGCGGCGCAGTAGTGCTGTTTGAGAACAACAACGATGGAACATACACGCGCCTTGCTGATGAAAAGTTCGGCTTCGGTGCAGAATCCGATGTATCATCGCTACCAAAGCACACAATGCAGTTAGATGCTAACACACACTTCTATGTTGTGTGGGATAAGACTAACGCGACCTTCCCAAGTGGAGATGCTAACTTCAAGTATGGCGCTCCACGACCACAGGATGAGCGCGAGCGTTCAAGTCTGTTCTTTGGTCGCCCACAGGGAACTGATGGGCAACCACAGGTATTCAATGTAAGCGGTAATGGAAAGGCGGCTGACCGAAAGTTCCCTACCTTCATACCACTAACCATACCAATGAAGACAGGTAAGAATAACCGATGCTACCTCAATGCAGATGTATCAGTTCATACTGTAGATGAAACACTATCGTCTATCTTTAGTGGCTCTCCACTTGATATGCTACCTGCTATCATTGGTGACGAGAATATGCTACCTGACTTGGCGGCTATCGGTCAATACTACGACACACACAACGGCACAGCCGGATGGTGGGATAGAAACTGCGCTACTGTAGTTGAAGTAATCCACATTGACCCACGCGAAAAGGGCGGTTCAATCCTTGTCTGTGGCGACACCGCTATAGAGTCAATGGCTGGAACCATAGATGTATATTGCGATGATGTTCCTTCATTCGGTGTTGGAACCAAACTACTAATCTTAGGCCAAGCATGGCGCAGTCGTGAGGGCGAAGACCGCCTGAGCGTCAATGGCTGGTGGGCCTTCGATGAGATAGCCGCGCTGGTTGAGCCTGACTTTGGTGATAGCAGCGACGGGTGGGAAGCGTGAGTAGGGCTTGGAAGGCTTTAGGCGACTTCATCATTCTTGCGAAAGATGAAGTTAAAAGTAACTCAGGACTTATCCTCGACGCTCATTACATTGTAGCGAGTGTCGGCGGGTTTGTTCCTGTAGATATTGAGTGTGGCGAAGTTGTTGTCCTAAGTGACGACGCAGAACTGACTCACATAGAGCCTTCCAACCCGAACTCACCTTGCGCTGTTCATTACAGTAAGATATGTGCTACATCTCTTGGTGATGACGAGCCGGACTACATTGAAATGCACGAAGAACCACTTGCTATTATGGAAGTAGAACTATGAACACACTAATAACAGGAGCGGAGGCCCGCTCAAAACTACTTGTCGGTGTGAATAAAGTCGCTAATGCGGTGAAGGGAACCTTCGGCCCGCAAGCCCGAACAGTAATCATTCAGAATCCTATGGGTATGCCCGTCATTCTCAATGACGGTGTGACTATCGCACGCGCTGTGCATGATAACGACCCGTATGTGCAGATGGGAATAGACCTTCTAAAAGAAGTCGCTTCCGAAGCACAGGAGAAGTCCGGCGACGGAACAACGAGCGCAACTCTCATAGCACAGACGCTATGTAATGGTTCGCTTTCTTTGATGGAGGAGGGGGTATCGCCTCTCCGTATTAGGGATATGTTCAAGGATTTGTTAGAAAAAACAGAAACTTATCTTCATAATACAGTAATAGAGGACTTTGACCTAACGGCTGTTGCTACAATAGCGGCTAACAATGATAGAGAACTCGGTGATATGATAGCAGGTGTAGTGAAGAATGCTGGTAAGGATGGCGGCATCACTATTGAGAAGTCGCTAACAGGTGAAACCTATGTGCGCGACTCAAACGGTATTGAAATAAATGCTGGTTATACTCACGCTCTTATGGCTAACTCGCCACGCGGCAAGTGTGAGTTTGATAACGCATTAGTTCTCACTACTACTGAAAAGATATCCACCTTCAATGCTTTAGTTCCTGTGCTTGAAATAGCAGTAAAGGAGAATAAACCATTGGTTATATTCTGTTCAGATTTCAACGCTATAATGTTGCAGAATCTTTTGGTAAATATAGTGCAGGGTAAAGTGTCTGTCTGTATGGTAAAGCCTTCGGGAATGCCTCAACAACAACAGGCATGGCTTGAAGATATTTCAGCCGCCGTTGGCTCAAAATTATTCAAGGTATCTCTCAATGAGAGTATGGTAAATGTAAGTAATGATGATTTGGGTTCTTGTGAGAAGTTTATATCAAGTCAGACTACTACCACTCTTACGCTAAAAGAAAACGCGAACATATACCACTTAGAGCATCTAAAAGATATGGCTAACAACGAAACTAATGATTGGTTGAAGGAACAGTATCATAATCGCTACTCACGACTAACAACAGGTATCTCCACCATTTATGTTGGAGGTGCTTCCGAAGTAGAGCAGGTAGAAAGGAAGGAGCGGGTAGATGACGCAGTAAATGCGTGCAAACTCGCTCTTGACTCCGGTGTAGTCATCGGCGGTGGCGCAGAACTTTTCCGCGCCACAGAATACCTACAGGACATTACTCCTGAGAATGAGGATAACATAATCAGCGACTTATTCTACAAAGGTCTTACTACTCCACTTGAAACTATCGTAGAAAATGCTGGTAAAAGTATTCAGTTTAAGTATGGAGATATTGGCGACTTAGATGAAGATGACTTCTTTAACACAGGGTATGTCTGTGGTAAGACAGGCGAATACCGATGCGCTCTTGAAGATGGCGTGCTTGACCCTATGCAGGTTGTCTTGAACAGTCTTGAAAGCGCGGTGTCTATCGCTGCGTTGGTTTTGATGACCGATGCCGCAATCATAGCACCTGAGCAATAGTTTATATGTGTAATAGAAAGAGGGAATAATATGAGTTGGGGAACGCAAGCACCTGAACAGAAGGCCAAGCCTAAGACCGTAGAACCTAAGATGCAATTTGATGAAGCATACTATAGGAACTTATTTGAGAACAACCGCACGAACACTATCACGCATAGATGTGCGCTCGTAGGACATGAGAACACCCTCAAGACAGGGCTTGCTCTTTCGTTCCTTGAGCCTGAAATTAGTGCTGGTAAGAAGGTGTTTGTTTTTGATATAGACAACTCCGCGAAGCCAACCATAGACCACATCTACCCTAACAATGAGAATGTTGTTGTTCTTCCACTACAAGATGAAACAGATGACTCCATCTTTGATGAGGATAACAATGTAGATTACAAAGCACTTCTTGATAAGACCGCATACTATGTGAATATCCTTGCTGAGAAGGTCAAGGCTGACCCCGACTCCGTTGGTGGTGTAATCTTTGATGGCGGCTCTACTTTCCTAAAGTGGTGCGAACACGCTATGCGTGCTTCACTACTTGCGCGGGGAGTCATTGAGGAAGAAAGCGATACTTTCAATCAGAAGGAATGGCGCGAGCGTAACAGGCTTTATCGTAATATCCTAACACGACTACACAGCCTCAATGTTCCCAAAGTGTATTTCATCTTCCACCTAAAGCCCGTATCACAGTATATGGATGACGGAACAGGTAAGAAGATTCTTATGACTGTCGGCCATAGGCCGGAGTGGGATAAGGGAACTATGAGAAAGTTCTCTCAACAGATATTCCTATCTCGACACATGAAAAAGGCTGACTTAGCCGCAGGTGTCGAAGGCGACAGAAACCTCAAGGATGACGAATGGGTTGTTCGTGGTAAGGTAGAGGAGATGAAGGGCGACCACATTGAAAAGGTTGGTTCAACCTATGATATTGCCCGCATTTCAAAGGGTAAGTTCGACTTCAT